CCTACTTGCTCTGCTAATCCTGCTAGAGCTTGCATACGTCGCGCACCAGACTGATCTACACCAGTAGGTTGAAACTTACCGTAAAAGCCAATGCGCTCTTGTCTAGGTTGTCTAGCCATTCTTATTCACCTGTGGGTGTGTTTGCGGCTCCGTAAGCACTTGCGGCTCCAGATAATAAAGTAGAAGTTGCTTGTATATTAGCAGTACCCCTAGCCATAGCACCCTGTCTGCGTAACTGTGCTTGCTTTAGCTTTTCAGATAGATTAATCATGCCTTCACTAGAGCCTATTTGTTTTGCGCTTTCAAGAGCAATACTTGCAGGAGTACCCTCACCTGTCATACCAGACATAGACGCACTAACCGCATTAGCCGCAAGAACTTTATTAAGCTCTTGTTTACGCTGTAGCTCACGACCTTCAGCCGCAATCTTTTCTTCTTCGGCTTGGCGCTCAAACTCTTCTTGTTGAGACTTGCCAGCTTCAACTTGACCATAAACACTTACCGCTGTGCTTGCCGCCATTAAACCAGCCACTATTGCAAAACTCATTTAAATATCCTCTGGCTCTAATAAAGCCTTTTCTATCTCTTCTACGTCAGTTAAATGTGTAGGGTGGTATGTAACCCAAACACAATCTGTTTCAGCGTATATAACACGCTTAGTTTGTGGAATTGTCTCGCCCATAAACGGAGCTTCAATATCCAAATTACCAAACTGGCTAGACACCTTACATCTACCCTTTACTACTGTGTACAAGTGAGTAGTCTTGTGTAACGCTCCTACTAAACAAACACCAGCAGGGATAAACAACTCTCTTGCATACAATCCTTCACTAAAATGATGCTTTACTTCTAGCTCTAGTGTATCGCCTTTTAGCATTAAAGTCTGTAGCTTTACTATGTCATCTTGTGTTGTTACTTCATTCAAGAAGACTCTACCTCGTATTCAATAGCTTGTATGTGAAATGGCGTAGGTTCAGGTACAGTAATTATAGGCTGTACTTCTATGTTCCAACCATTGCCACTGTTCTCACCTTGTATAACACCTGTCTGTTCAGGCAAGTTTTCGTTTAATGGAGAATCAGCCGCACTACCAAACTGTCTAATAGCAACAGGATTGTCATCAATGTAAACGCCAGAACTCTTGTAAACTCTTAGGTTAATACGAGTAATTTTCTTTTGCCGCATCTGATTCTGACCAGCAATAGCTTGCGAGTTTGTATTTAAAGGCATACTCTTAATTTTAGGTATAAAGTTATACCCTACTTCTACGTCTATAACGCCAGTAGCAGGATCTTGCTCAAGGATAAATGATTTCTCGCCATTAGTTAAAACAATGTATCCTGAACTACCATCTGTTTCTACTACACGTTTTGGTAATGGCGTTCCTCTTGCCACCACACTAACTGTTTCTCCGTTTAAATGATTTGTAGCTAAAAATAAATTATTACCTATCATGCTTGTTGAACTTTCTAACTTAACAGAAGAATCCATTAAGTAATCAAAATCCCACTTTTCTACTGTGTAGGTAGTAGTAGTGTCAGTAGTTCTTTTGTTTACCAAAAACAAATCATTCTTAACAACAGATACAGATACAGTCTTAAGAGGGTATACAGTGTTAGTGTCCCCATTAATCCATTTAGTAAAACCATTAATGTCTTGTGATCTAAGCGTATTAAGAATTGCCGAAGTACCATCTTGATTAACAATAAATACCCAGTTAGCATCTTCTGATAATGACCCTGTTAAAATACCTAAGTCTGCTGGGTTATCTATAAGCTGTGAAGACAATACAGATATGTCCGTACTGTTATAAGCATCTTCATTATAGTTGTACAAGTATGATCGTAATGTCCTACCATTCTGGTCAACAAATAATGTAGCACCATCTACTGATTTAACTTCTAAAGTAGCCGCGCCATGCTGTGTTTGAGCTTGAATAGTAATATCAGCAGGAGTAGAGCCATTAACTACAAATTCTGCACCAGCAGTAAATACTTGCAAGCCACGATCAGGGTTAATATCAATAATTTCTGTAAGCTGTCTTGACGAAATAGTAATAAACAAACCTTCGTCAGCATCGCCCTCTTCGGTGTAAAAGTCAAAAAATGATCCAGACCTAGATGCAAACAAACTTTGTAGCTTGGATTTTGTGCCACCTAGCCACAAGCGCCCACTATAAAACGCGGCAGTCTTAGGATAGCCTCTATTGTCACTCCATACGTCTTCTTTTCTAGCAACACCAACTTGTGACTGAGTAAATGCTAAAGTATCAGCGGCATTACCCAATGTAACAAAGCCACTAAACAATTCAAAAGGCTTAGTTGATTCTCCGCTAATAGTAATTGTGTATTGCTTTGCACCTGTTCTTGCAACAGCTACTCCGGTATCTCCAAAGATAGGCATTTCTTGCAAGTTTCTTTGTATGTTAGCTACGGTTGAGTTTTGTTCTGCTGTCCCAGAATCGCCAGCATAAGTAATGTTTTTGCTTAATATTCCTTCTACGTCTATTTGAAATCTATCACCTGTAGCCCAGCTTGCCCCAGTAAGCGTTAATACTTGAATTTCATTAGTTGGGGTAGGACTTAAGGAATCATTGTAATCATACTGAGGAACATTTAAAAAAGGAATTTTATCAATAGTAAAAACATTACCACTTGTGTTTATAATTCTTATAGGCGCATGATCTTCATGAAACATTAACATTACGTTTTCAGTCTGCACATCACGTATTGCGGCTACCTCAGAAGACCTAAAAGGCAACGGCAAATAAGCTACAGGAACAAAGTTAAAAGTTTGGTCTGTTACTCTGTAAATAGACATATTGCCATAAGAAGGTGTAGTTTCAGATCCTCCAGTTACAACGCATAAATAGTGCCTGTCTGTCTCAATACTAAAATCAAATGTCTTAACATCTGACGCAATAGCAGTTGGGTACAAAATATTAAATTCACTTAACTGAATCCTTAAAGTACCTAAATCACCAGTATCGCCAACGCGAACAATTCTAAAATATTTATAATCAAACTTATCTGATAATCTAATGCGAACTGACTGCTCTACTGCGGTAACAGTCATGTTTAAGGCGGTAAACCAAGAAACATTATCTGTAGACGCTTGTATTTTAAATACGCCAGAACCAGTACCGCTTAACTTAATGTTCTTAACATCGACAAATTTTCCTAGGTTAGTTGTACCAAGGATATTATAAGCCGCAACTATATATTCATCATCTGGCGCAGATTGTCCTGTTGTACCCAATACACCAATATTAGTAGTTGTTAGCCCTACAGTTGCAGGATTAAAGTCATTAATATTAGCTACAGTTCCACCGCGAGGCATAGTTGCAGTAAATGTTGTAAAAGCAGAATATACAAGGTTAGGAGTGCTAACTGTTTTAACAAGAGTGCCACTAGCAGTAGGATCATTAGTTCCAACCGTTCTTTCTGCGTAAACAGTATATGGTAATCCTGATCCAGTAAAAGAAATAATTGTAAACGTAGAAGAATTATTTGTATAAGTGCTACCAACAATAGGCAAGCCAGTAGTAATATTAAAACTAAATAGCTGTCCTACTCCAGCAGACATAAAAGGTTGGAATATCTTTTCTGCTACGTCTACATGCTGAGTCCCTGCTCTACGCTTTAAACCGCCTTGTGGGACGATTAAGACGTTCTCGGCTGTCTCCATACCTTGATAGTATTGATCTAGGTCTACACGACCTTTAAGCAGGGGCGATAGCTCTCCACTTACAAACGAACTTTGCATGAACTTAGACTTAGGCATAACTAGCGCCTTACGTTAATAAAGGGACGATCAGTTATAGGCACTACAGGATATTGTTGAGAATCTGTAAATCTTGCCATGCGAGAAGCATTAAGATACTGCCTAGCGTTAGCATCCATAGAAGCCGCGCTGTCACGAATAGAAGGTGCAAAGTCCATAGCAAGTGCGTACTCAATCATCTTAGAGAAGTAAACAGGCCATGTAGATTCTGGGGCGTTATAGATGTAATCAGCGTATATCGCATCACTTGCATTGCAATACAGCTTGTCACCGTATAGTCCGTATGGAACTTGAGGATTAATCTTAATGAGGAATAATAGATCAGCAGGAAGCTGGTAAATGGACTGCCATTCAGTGCCTACTGGTGTTTCAACTGTTAGGTCTAACTGTGCTTTTTTTCTAGCAAATCCCCAGCGAAACTTGGTTAGCTCATTCTGTACAATGTTGTCATACAGATTGTTAGCTACAGTTTGTGCGCGAGAATTGCCCTCTAAAGAAGTGATAGGCAGATCCCCAATTAAAATTAAAGCATTAGAAATTAATTGGATTTTACTAGCCATAACGCTACCTTAGAATTAAGAAAGAAAGGGGGGCGAACCCCCCAGACGTTTTACTTTAACTTACTTTATGCGGTAATTACTAAACCGCCAGCTAGGGAAATAGCTGTAGCTGTACGAGTCTTTACATAAGTAATAAAAGCTGTAGGAGGAGTAGTGCTAGTAACAGCAGTTACGATATCTCCTAAAGCTAGTTCATCGACAGCGCCTAGCATGTAATCTGCGCCTACGATAGTAGCCTTAGCATCAGCAGTAGAATACTGCCAAGTGCTACCGCCATCTCCAGAACCGCCAATGCGGCATAAACCTGATCTTGCAAAAGCCATGATGATTCTCCTTATACGTTATTTTTGTACTTAACTCGAACTAAACCACCGTTGTCACGAACAACAGCGCCAGCTTTGAGCGTACCATTACATAGATATGAAGTGCGGTCAGCAATGTAATCAACTGAAGTCTTCATGTCCATACCGATAGCAAGTCCAACAGCATCTTTCTGGAAGAACCAAGAATCAATGGTGTTAGCCGCAGATACTTTCAAACCACCTTCTGTACGATTACCCAGAATAATAAACCGGAATCCACATAGAGTGTTAATGTCGCCAGAAACAAGAGCTTTAACATTTTGGTAGTCAGCAGAAGTAGCAGTTTCGCTATTCAAAAGTCCACCAAGTCCGTCAGCATCAATAACAGCATAAAGATCACGATTACCAACATTCTGTCCACGCAAAGCAACTTGAGCGGCAATAACTTTAGCCATAGTAAGGCTAGTAGCTCCAGCGGCAATATCAGTAGCATCTGGAGTAGATGCGTCCATTGCATCAATAGAAAGCTGATCTTCACGACGACCAATAGCGGCCGCAATAGTGCTTGCTAGTTCTTGCTTTTCGTCAAAATTAACGTCTGTTTGGTCAAAAATATCAGTGTATTCTGGAGCGTTCCAGTTTTGTAGAGTAGCAGTTTTAAATTCGTGCGCTACGTTCATAGGAGTAACCAAATCAGAAGTAGACTTCTGGTTAGCTAGGCCCTTGCCCATACGACGAAATTTGTAAGTGTCACCGACTACGTTGTTACGAACAGTAACAGCAGGCTTAATAAGCCCAACGCCTTGATAGGCATGTTTTACCATTGAGTCAAATTCTGTGACTGCAACAGATGATAGAAATTTACTCATAAGATTTTCCTCGAAAAAGAGTAATTAAAAAAGTTTTTCAAGGTTTAAGCTGAGTACCCAGTAAATTGGTCAGCATTCAACCTAAATTTACTGGGCCTTTGGGAAAAGGGTATCCAGTGTATGGATTATACACCTTTTACCCTATAGAAATCAAATAACTACTTGTTGCCGCCCCATGCTTCCATCATTGCTTGGACTTTTCGCTCATGAGCTATGTTGGTGCTTCTTAGTAAATTGCCTTGCTCGTCCTTTTTAAACATTTCTGATTCAATGGCTTCCCAAGATAAACCTTCTGGATTGTGACCACCTTCACTTGGTAGTTTAGTCGGAGCGGTAGCTCTAACAAGTAGCTCGACAAGCTCAATAGTATCGGCATTAGTAACCAATCCTCTGGCTTGCTCG